TTTTTTGGTTGAATTTGTTGACCCTCCTTTTGATGATTGATTATCCATTTTGTTGTTGTTTGATTTTTTCTTCTTCTAAATGTTGTTTTAATAATTCAACATAGATATCTCTCTCCCACGGCATCATATTTTCAATTTCTGTAAGTGAGTATTTATGATATTGCATCAGAGCAAAATTAAGACGAAAGTAATTTTCCAGGTCCATATGAACCAGGGCTATGCGAAAAAACTTGCTAACCCTTCTAAAACAACTTCACTTTCAACTTCGGTTTTTGGATTTGTAACTTTAATTTTGTGAGAAAGTTTGGGCATAGTCTCAAAGAATTTTTCAATTTGCTTAAACTGTGAAGAATTTAGTTGTTCTAAAAAATCAATCAATTCTTTTTTTGTTACATCGGCAGCAATCCAGACTTCCTCTTCAGTATAAATTTTATCAATACAAGAACTAATCAAATCAAAAGATTGATCCATTGTACTGTCATTTTTAAAATCAAAGTTAGTCTTAATAAATTGTTCTAAAGATGGATATTTCATTTCCATCATAATTTTAGAATCAATTTTAATCTGATTGGTGTGCTCTTCATTTTTTTGAACTTTGATTGAGTCCAAATCAATTTTGACTAAAGTATTTGTTTCTTCATCATCGGGGCAAATCACATTTACTTCAATTTCTTCTCCTACAGATTTACCACGAACATTTAGAAATAAGTATTCAATATCAAAAGTTGGAAGTGATTCTACTTTAATATTTTTAGTCAAAATACAATTCTTAATTACAGTTTTAATCGCAGTAGTAATCTGTTTAGTATCTTCACTTTCGAGAGCAATCAATAATACCTTTTCTTCTTTAACAAGAAATGGTCTATATCTGATTTTTTCTTCAGTGGAAGGCAACTCAAGTTCATAAATTGGAGTCGTGGGTTTTGGTAAAGGCATAATGACCTATAAAATTTCAGGTGTGATTATTTATCTTTTATTTGTTAATTATTGCTCTTAATGCTTTTGTATATTCAATATCTGCTGCTTCAATTGCATCATTATTACGAGATTTAAGGGCTTCCGTATATGCAATATCTGCTGCTTCAATTGCATCCAATTGTGCTCCTGTAGTTGCTCGTGGACTATCTGCTGCACTATTTGAAGATCTGGATGAAGACTCTGATGTAGATGGATAATCTTTAGACTCAACATAATATCGAATATAACTAAAGGATACGGTGCATTTTAATAATGAAGATGCATCATAAGAAACTGGCATAGAAGTAACTGACAGTGGATATGAATTTATAAAGTTATAAATTAAAGTGTTTCCTTCGTGATTAGAATTGGTTTTGCTTTTGGAAGTTCTTTCAAATTTAGTAATTCTGAGTCCTTGTTCAGATATATATTCTTTTGGATATCGAACTCGATAAAAATATTCTGGTTTTTTTGATGAAACTCTACCAGGACCTGCTGAAATACTTTCACCAACAATATATTTAATCCAAGTTTCAAAAAATCTAATTGGAAGATAATTTTCAACATCAACATAAAAAGTAAAATCAATTCTATCATCATATAATCTTCGATATGCAAATTTTTCGGTTACTCCGGTAAAATCACTATTATTTTCATGAGTTGCTAATGATGAACCGGGTAAAGTTGCCTCGGAACACAACAATCTCAACTTTTCTTGATTATAAATTACACCATTACCTTTTAAATAATCATCAAAAGAATTATTCCCACTAGAAGGTGGTGTACTTATATCAACAATAAAATGTGATGTAAGTGCTGGTTGAAGTAGATTTGCCTTAATTTTATCTACACTAACTTTTGAAGGCATTTATAAATATTTTAAGAGTATATATTATGTAGTGAAGACATGATAGGAATTAAACATGCCTCGTGATGCAAAATATCATCAGGGACATTTTCATCCAAAAAATCCTGAGAAATATATTGGTGATTATAAAAATATAATATATCGCAGTAGTTGGGAACTTAAGTTTATGCAGTGGTGTGATAGATCTCCCAATATTTTGAGATATGGATCTGAAGAATTTTGTGTGCCCTATTATAATCCAGTAAAACAAAAAATGTGTAGATATTTTCCAGATTTTATTATTGAGGTTTTAGAAAATAATAAAATAAAAAAATACATAATTGAAATAAAACCAAAAAGACAAACTCTTCCTCCTGTAAAAGGAAATAAACAAACAAAGACCTTTATTCACGAAGTTAATAATTACGCAGTAAATCAAGCAAAATGGACAGCAATTCAAGAATGGTGTGCTGATCGAATGTTGGAGTTTAAGGTGATTACAGAACAGGAACTTTTTTAGTTATGAATAATAAGGGGTTTGGTCAATATGTAGATACTTCTTCTACAGCAAGAGTTAGAGAACTCAAGAAAAAAATTGAGGAGCAGGGAAGTAAAGATCCAGAAGATCTAATGCTTCTGATTATGGAAGTTTTTAAAGAAGAAGTTTTATATCCAGAACCAGGAAAGTTTTATACTTTTCTTTACAATCCAAAAACACCAAAAATTGAATATGATCAACATCCACTAATTGCTTGTACTTCATTAGAAAAATGGGGGTTTAAGGCAATCAATTTTCATTGGAGAATGGCAAGGCAATATACTTGGGCAGAAGTCTCAGGAAAACTTCATGTTATCAAGTACAATGAACTTGATGAACTACTTGCAATACCTTATGCAAAATTCCGTCTAAATAAATAAAAACTCTTATGTCAATGTTTAGAGAGAAACAGACATATATTTTAAGTGCCTTTATTGATATAGGGGTATTCTGATGGCAGATACACGTAACCTATCAGACCCATTTAAACTTCCAAAAGGAAATCCAGATACTAATGGGAAGCTTCCTGGTCAACAAGATTATAATAAAGATTCTCAAATAAAAAATACATATAAAATTGATATTCCGACCACAAATAATCAAACCACAGGTCAAAATAAAAACAATCCTGTTGCGATTTACAGAGTTGGTATAACACAACCAATAGGAACAATCACGTCTCAGAGTGGATTTACACCCAATCCAGCTTATCTTAGTGGGGTGTCAGCAGCAGAAGAAAAAATAAGAAAAGCAGAACAAAGAGCAGTAAGACAACAAACCGTTGAAATAAACAAGCAAGCAATTCAGCCAACAGCAAGGAAAGCAAAAATAGATCAACCGATTAAATCTAACGAAGCAAATAAGCCGGACTCATCAGATGCCAATGGAGGAAATACAAAACCAAATTCTGAATCTACTGATCTAAATCCTGAACATCTTAAAAAAATTCAAAATGCAGCAAGAGGTTATATAGGTAGGAAAGAAAAAGGATATCCAGATGAAAAAAATTTAAGATATCCAGAAAAAATGAATACTTTTCAAGATTGTATTCAATTTACGGTCATCGAATATCAAGCAAGTCAATTAGGATTGAAAAAAGACTTTGGTGGGAATAATAAATTAAGAACAACAACAGAAAAAAGAAAGTCATTAGCAACAATCACATTACCAATGCCCAGTGGAGGAATATCAGATAGAAATTCTGTTGATTGGCAAAGTTCTTCCCTTAATGCCGTTAAGGATCCCTTTGCTGATACGATAATTAATTTTGTTATAGGTGGAGCGAAGGCAGGAGCTGCTAGTCTTAAAGAGAATATTGAGGCTGTCTCCAAAGATAATCAAGATTTATTAAAAGCAATCGTGGCAGCAAAGACAGCAGAGGGAGCTCTTAATACTTCAGGTTTATTATCAAGAGTATTTGGAGTACAAATTAATCCAAATCTAGAACTTCTTTTTAATGGACCAGCATTAAGAGATTTTTCATTTAGTTTTAAAATGACTCCAAGATCAGCATCTGAAGCTAAAATAGTAAGAAACATTATAAGAACATTTAAGCAAGCAATGTCAGTTAAAAGAAGTACTTCCGTTCTTCTTTTAAAGTCTCCACATACATTTATGATTAAGTACTTAACATCAAACGAAAGACATCCATATCTCAATCGGTTTAAAGAATGTGCTCTGACAAACTGCTCTGTAAATTATACACCTGATGGGCAATATATGAGTTATAATGCTAGTGAGATAGATGAAAGATCAATGACCGCATATGAACTTTCACTCACCTTTAATGAACTCGAACCAATCTTTGATGATGATTATGATGACAATATAGATGATGCATCAGGACCATTTAAAAATATAGGTTACTGAAATGACATCATATTTCCGTCAAATTCCAAACTTCGATTATGTAAGTCGTATTGCAGAATCAAAAAATATATCAGATTATATACAAGTTAAAAATCTTTTTAAGAAAGGAAGTCTTCGCCCTGATATTTTTCAGGAACTTGCATTTTTTGAGAAATATCAAATCAGAGGAAATGATCGTCCCGACAATATTGCAGAGATTTTTTATGGTGAATCAACTCTTGATTGGGTAGTTTTATTGTCAAATAATATTATCAATATTCAAAGTGAGTGGCCGCTTTTACAAGATGATTTTGATCGTCATTTAATCGAAAAATATGGTGATTATGATGTTATTTACAATGGTATTCATCATTACGAAACTTCACTTGTTAAAAATAGTCAAGGAGTCACGATTGTTCCTTCGGGTCTTGAGGTCAGTTCTTCATATTCTGTAAGTTATTATGATTACTTTATAGATTCTCAAATAGAATCTGGAAATATTGCAATTCCAGTCACAAACTATGATTATGAGAGCAAACTAGAAGATGCCAAAAGAAATATTTACTTACTCAAACCAAGATATTTGAATATCGTGATAAATGATATGGATAATATTATGCCATATCAAAAAGGGTCTTCACAATATATTAGTGAAGACCTCAAACGTGGTGACAATATTCGTCTTTATAGTTAACTATTCTTCTACTAAACGTGAAAAATATGATAATGCATCATCTTCATCATTATTGGACTCAACTTTAGATACTGGTGCCTTACTGCGAGCATAAGATTTTTCGAGTTCTTCTACAACACGATTTTCTGTAGATGATTCTTCCTCATAAGAAGAATATTCATCTTCTTGTTCAGAAACTTCACGAGAACGTGTTGAAGATGTCTTGTTTCCAAGAACCATATTTAAACGACGCTCAAGTTCTTCATAAGACTTAAACTGATCGGGAGCAGTCACCGCAGAAAGAGAGTATTCTTTCTTCCAGATTGCTTCCATTGCCTCATCGTCATTCAGCAGAGGTTCTATTGAACCAAACTCTGATTTATCATAATTCCAATAACCATCTTTCTTGACGATTTTCAATTTAAAGTTAGCACCCTGCCAGAAATCAAATGGGTTGATTGGAGACTCATCTTCAAACTCAGGTTGCATTGCCTCCATAATCTTATCAAAGATTTTTTTCCCATACTTAAATAGAAAAACTTTATCTTCGTTTGCAGGATTAGCAGGATCCTTGACAACATAAATGTTAGAATAATAATTCAATTTACGTTTTTGTTTACGAACAATTTCTTTATTTGATTCTGTTCCAGTATTCCATAATTCACGATTATATTCGCCTAGTGGATCTTTTTGTCCAATTGTGGTCAAAGAATTTTCGATATACCAACCACCATGCCCTTCAAATGCGTGTGAATACATCTTTGCCCAGGGAAGTTCTTCACCTTCAGGTGCAGGAAGAAATCGAATCACGGCATAACCATTACCAGTCTTGTCTACCTCTGGTTTCCAGAGACGTTCGTCAACACCATTAGAGATGGTGTTCATTTTTTCCACTTCTTTGACAAGTTTAGAAGTCAAAGAACCCAGTTTAGATTGTTTCTTAAGATTTTCGAATGACATTGAATTACCTCGTATTAATAGGATTTGGCTTTTTGATTTTGCTTAAGGGATCATCCAGCCCAATATATTCTATAAATCAGATTCAGTTTTGTCAACCTGAGATTTCATCATTTCAATAACACTTTTAATATTATTAAAAATAATACTGATATCCTGTCCCAAAGGAAGTCCCATCATCGTTGCAGAATCA